CCTGCTCGTGCCCACCAGTAGGCGGGTTCATACGGCCATACGTAAGTACACCGTGTTTTTCCGGTGCTTCTGTTAAGTAGTCTATAAAGTCCATATGAATTAAGTTAGTTTAACCGTTTATTTATCTTTCTTTTTACCTAGTGACATATTAATTCGCCAATGAGCTAATTGCTTCTCTCTAGGTGTTGCAGAGTCAGAAGATCTAACTTTCTTCAATTGAGTAATAGATTTACCCTTAAGACCGTGCCTGGCCATGTCGCCCTTATCCTGCGGGTTACGGCCGTCTTGAAAGTTTTCGGATACTTTAACACAGTTGGGGACTATTCTGTTACCCTTCTTTTTCATACCTTGTTGAGTCCAACCATCCCAACATTTCTCTCTTAAATCTTTAAATGTTTTCATACATCTATATGATATGAGCCTGATATATCAAAATGCGCATCCCCTGCAACAGCCCAGTACGCGTTAACGTTAGCAGCTGGTACACCACCGGGAGTATTAAACTTCCAAGCTAAATCCGACGTGCTACCCGAATAGTATAATTTCAAAGTGGTATTACTATAATCTATGTCTAAATGTCCAGAAATATGGTAATAGGTATTTGCCCCGCTACCCCCTGCTGCACCGATCTGATGTAGTGTACCGTTAGTTGTTGACATTGTGTGTTTCGAAGGAAACGGTAATGTTATTTGGTACTGGCTGTTACCGTAATTAGTTGTACCTGCAAAGCTTACATTTACATGGTAGTGAACTATTTCATCGTGTCGCACATAATCAGCAGTTACTGTAGCACCTGCAAAAGTAACATTAGCATCAGTAAACACAGGATCAAAGGAAGCTTTTGAAGAGTTAAAGCTGCTACCTAAAACCGTACCTCCCGGTGTTACACCATCTGATATTCTTAGTGACGTTGAAGCAGGGTCATAAAACAATTCACCCTCATTACCAACAAATGCAGTCGCTGAGGTATTACCCCCTAATTTTTCTACATATGGTCTATAAACAATTGGCATAATTTTTCCTTTACTTTTTTTTATTAACCAAATAACATGGATTTTTAGTTGCCTTGTCTGTATAATCCATAAGTGGGCGGTTGAGAATTACCTTGGTCTAGCAGCAAAATTTGCTCTACTAAACTCTGCTCTATCTACAAACTTAGTCGGTCTGTTATTTCTGATAACGACAAAGCCTTCTGGTTTAGCAGGCTTACCCCCGGTGATCTTAGTTGATCCAGGTTCAGGTATCGAATGTTCGAACTTAGGTTTAGCAGACAACGAATGAACCAATTGATCTTTGGCAGCCTGTAAGTGATGATGCATATCTAAGATCTTCTGAAACTTATCAGAATGTTTATTTACATGGGCTAAGTCTTCTTGCATCTTATCGGTCTTAGTACCAACAGCCTTTGCTGTCTTTACCTTAGCAATATCTTTAAGATGCCGATCTCTTAAGTGTTCAGAATAACCTTGAACCGATGGCTTGGTACCATCTCTTACGGTCTTATTAATGTAAGTTTTCAAATGTTCTTGATGACCCTCTATAGCACCGTAGTGCTTTTTATCGGTACTGTTAAAGGCTTGTTTTGCCTGGGTCATATGATGTTCATACGTATGTGACTGGTTTGTATTCAGATCGGCCTTATGAACATCGTCTACGGTACTTATAACATGGACATCTGGATGCTTAGGGAAGTGAGAAAGATCGGCACCGTATTGTGCTTTCATTCCTGCTAATGTATTACCTTCGTAGGCAGTATGTACGGCAACTCCAAACTTAGAACTTGCAACCTTCTTACCTTCTGCCGAACTATGAGTTGTAGAGTAAGTAAGAGTATTTGGCTTAAAGTGAAACTTACCACCTTCGTTAACAACGTCACCGTGTGGGTTATCTTTTGACTTGATACCCGAGTGCATTACGTCACCTTGGTAGACCCCTGTCTTAGGTGTTACTTTAGGTAGATGTTCAAGTGCCTGTTTTAACTTCTGAACCAATCCTGGTGCATGCCCGTGATTTTTTTCAATGTCTTCTGGTGTATAATTTAACTTAGGATCTTTATTGAAAACCGATTTTGATGCAACAAAAAAAGCACCTGTCTCCGGGTGATGACCAAATACGATAGAAGGCGAACCATCGTACTTAGTTGCAATCTTAGTCTTGTTCTTCTTACCGTTAACCTGGTCTTTGACGTCTTCTAAGTTATGATAGGCATGGGCAAAGCCTTCCATACCATCATTAATGACATGGTCTTCTGCATGCTCTAAATGCGTTAATTTTTCTTCTGAAGCAGCTTCAGTTAAATATGATGATAGTGACTGCATTACCTTACCTTAAACTTTGTATCATTAGGATACTCACCAGCTTTTGAATTTCTTAATTCAATTAAATAACTTTTTTCGTTATTACCGCAAATAATTGAAATTTGTTTAGAAGTTGCTGATGGATATTTAATTTCATATATTTTAATATTACCTGTAAGTTTATCCAACTTGTTACGGTCTATCCAAAACACATCCCAACCATTAGACGTACGACGAACATAAAAATAGTTCATACCCCATGCACGTTCAAATATAGCTTTTATTGCTGCAGTGTCTACCCGCTTAACTGGAAACTTAGGTCTTCCAAAACTTGGAAGTTTATTACGAGCATCAAACCCTGCCTGCACCTTATTCAAGTCAACACCGAAAGCATTTAAAAATTCAGCTCCTGGGGAGTTTGGCTGTAAGTCTCCTTTTGCATTAAACAAAGAAGCGGCACCTGAATACGAACTGAATGTGGAACCGCTTGCATCTTTAAGAGAAATATACCACTCTTTTCCTGTTGTATCAGTGAGAATAATATCACCAATAATAGCACCTAATTTTTCTATAGGTACGCCTTCTTTTTTTGTAGATCCAGTTCTTTGCCTAACTGAAGCAATCTCTCTATCTCTGAATACCTTATTTGATTCATCTAACGAAGAAACTAGGTCTACCATTTCTGGGCTTGGACTCTTTACTTTAAAATATTGAGCAAGGTCAGCTACTGTCTTTGTCTCGAAATTTTCACCTTTATTAGCACCTCGTGCAATAACTAAGTCAAAATTCTGACCTTTAAAATCAAAATTGTAACTCGGAAATTTAGAGCTGTTAGGGGAAATATAATTAAACTTAATATTGAGTATATCTTTAGAAGCTCTCTTAAGAATCTCCCCTAAGTTCTTTATTAGATTATCAGAAGTATCTTGCTGTTTGTTAACAAGCTGAAGACGAAACTCACGAGATGTCCTGAGAATCTTGCCGGGTTTACCCGCAGGTGCTAGAGGAGCTACCTGATAGTTGTAAGGCTTTAATATTTGATTAAGCCAGTCGCCAAGTGTTTTGAATTCGGTGGTGGTCATTCATATATTTATACATTAAAAAACCCCCTGACGGGGGCTAAAAATTAGATTTTTAAGTAGTGATTAATGATCTTATCTTTAATCATATCAGGAATACTAAGATATGGCCATTGCAATTCAAATGGGCAACCCGGAGTATCCCATTTTCGATTAACTACAAAGTTACGATATTGATCAATATGTATCTTATCTTCGGGGCTAAAGCGAACTCGTTGTCGCTGGACTTGTGCTAAAACATTCATTCTTTAGTCTCCGTATCATAGTTAACCACATGAATCATCTTATCTCCCATCCAAGGAGAACCATTTTCGAACTGATAAGGTGTTCCGTCACCATGTCCATCTTCTAAAGATTTATTCATCCTACGAAACTCTTCATAGGTAATTTCTTTAGTCGTTAGAATACGTTCACCAAGATCCATCTGACTGTACTGCTCGGCCTGATTAAGGGTAACAGTATCCCCGGCATGCTCGGCTTCTTTACATTCAATAACGTATCTGGTACGAAACATCTGAATAGCATCTACAACAAATAAAGGCATAACGACTCCATAATAAATTAATGCCGGTTACGATATCCGGCGTCCCTTAGGAGAGACCGTTCAAGTCACATCAGTTAAAAACTGAGCTGCCAACGGCTGCGTAAGCGGCGGCAATCATACGGCGTGAGGGCGTACCCAAGCG